GGAGGGCCGCAAGCGGGCGTGGTTCATGCACACTGATCCCATGATAAAACTCCCGCTTACGCGGCGTGTGCGAATCCCGCCGACTTACCAGCAAACGCAGATGGGGCCGGTGATGGCGACGCCTGCACGCACTCAGGAGGTGCAGGTGTTCCTGACGCCGGAAGCTCGTCGTGGCGACTTCCTCGACTTTGCGTTCAACATTGAGCCCGAGTCCATGACGCGTAAGGACAGCCGCGTTCGGTTCCAAGAGGCGATGGATTTTTCGGTCAAGATCCTTCCCGCGGCTATGCAAGCAGCACAGACTGCGGCCTTGCTGGGGCTGCCGTTCGACGTGGCCCGGTATATCATCCGCATGGCGGAGGACCGCGGCATCGACTGGATGGGCGACGTGTTCTACAGTGAGGACTTTCAACTCATGCTGATACAGCAGCAGATGCTCGGTCCACAGGCCGAAGCCTCGAAGGGTCAGCCTCGCCAACCGAACGCTGGTACGCTGCAAAACGGCCAGCCCGGTCAAGTCATGTCAAACCCCGGACCTGCGACCCGCGAACGTCAGCAGCAGCAGGAGGGGGCCAACCAGTTCCAGAGCATCGTTCAGTCGATGCTGGGAGGTACCTAATGCCAGCCAGATACGAAGGCATCAAACGGTCGATGCGTAAGAAGTACCCCAACGCATCGAAGGATGAGATCCAGCGGCGTGCAGCCAAGGTGTTCAACTCCACCCGCAAGGAAGGGGAGAAGCCCGTCACGCCGGGGGCCTACGAGCGGAAGAAGGGGGCGTCGGCCCGGACCGAGACCAAGGCGTCGATGGAGGAGAAGAACAAGTCCCGGATCAAGCGGAGGAAACGCTGATGCCGCTCTACCCGTACCGCTGTGATGCGTGCGGGCACGAGTTCGAGGAGTTTCAGCGGATGGCTGAAGAACCTCTGACCGAATGCCCGGAATGCGACGGTGCCCTCCGGCGGGTGCCGTGCGTGGTCAACAACCAGTGCCGGGAATTCAAGAAACCGATTGAGATGTACTCTATCGGCTTGAACGACGACGACGAGATCCGTGAGTTCCGACGCCGGTGTCCGGATGTCGATGTGTCCACGGACAAGAGCAACCCCCTATATGGGGTGCCTATCGCCCGCACGCGAGCCCAGAAGCTCGCTGCCCTCGATGCTATGAACTTCGAGGAACGATCTTAGGAAAAACGTCCGATAATTACTTGACCCAGCCCCTTTTGTGTGGTACACTTGTGGCTGTGTCGATCACACCGCGTCCCTACCCCGCATAGCGGCAGCGACGCAGGAGGATTCAATGGATACGAATGCCCGTAATGACGAGACGCAGGAAGCTCAGGAAGCTCAGGAAGCTCAGGCTGCGGCGGAAGAAGCCGAACGCGAGCTTGAGGATGTGACTGAGGAGCGGATGCGTCAGGCGTTCGCCGACGACGACACCCCGGTCGATGAGACCGCGGACGACGAGGAGGAAGGCTCTGAGGAGCCTGACGAGGAATCGCCGGAGGAGAGCGAGGACGAGGACGACGAGGAGGAGGTCGAGAACGACCCCACCGAGCCTCGGCTCGACGAGGACGGCGAGGACGATGAAGAGGAGCCGGACGAGGAAGCTGCGGCAGAGACGGAAGATGAGCCGTCAGACGCCCCAACCCTTCCTGATGCGTACAGGCGATCCCTTCGTGCGTACGGCTGGACCGACGAAGCGATTGAGCAGAACGCCCGAACGATGGGCAGTGAGTTCCTCAACTTCGCCGAGAACGTCCACCGAAGCCGCAATGCCCAGACTGCTGAGTGGGCGGCACAGGGTCGAAAGGCCCGCGAGGCCGAACAGGAGCAAGAACAAGCTCCGACCCAGCAGACGGCCCAACAGCCCGGCGGCGTCCCGTCGCTTCAGCGGTTGGACCCGAAGCAACTGGCGGACGAGTATGGTGACGAGGAGTTCGTGAACAAGATCACGGCTCCGATCAACGCCACCATCGACGAAATCAACGCGATTGTGCCGCAGTTGCAGCAGTTGCAGCAGGACCGGGAGGCTGCCCGCCAGACCGAGCTTCAAAACGTGACGAACTTGGTCGAAGGTTTCTTCCGTGACGACGAGATGAAGGCGTACACTGATGTGTACGGCGACTCGTTTGCGGAGGCGACTGAGCAGCAGCAGAAGGCTCGTAACAAGGTGCTGGACACGGCGTATGACCTCGTGTACGGTGCTTCGCTCCGCGGTGTTGAGATGCCGCTCAGCGAGGCCCTGATGAGTGCCCATGACGTTGTGACAGCGGACAACAAGGAATCGGCTGCTCGACAGTCAATCGAGAAGCAGATGAAGAAGCGGAGCAAGTCTCGCTCCTCCAAGCCTACGGCGGCTGGCCGTGCGACGCGGAAGCCCGCGGGCAAGCCCGCCACTGAGGAGGACTTGGAGGCGGCGACGGTGAAGCGGCTCCAGAAGCTCTTCGGCTGATTGTCGAGATAACAGGAAAGGACATGCCTCATGTCTGTCAAGAATTCTCAGCTTGCTGACCTGCTTGCCACTACCCTCAAGGATCTGCCTGACGGCGACTTTGAGGTCATGTGGGACAGTCAGCACTTCGAGGCGGCTGCCATCATGGAGTCGGCTCGACGCAAGATCGACGGCGGTACGTCGATCCAGCGGAACATGATCCTCGACCGCAACGGTCGGGCGAAGTTCCGTCGTCTGTTCGATACGGACAGCCCGGCGGTCGATCAGGTCATGACGACCATCGACGTGCCGTGGACTCAGGTGTCGGTGGACTACTCATGGGACAAGGTGGAGATCATGCGGAACAAGAATTCCGCCAAGGGCTTCATCGACCTCCTGCGGGGCCGCCGCACCGAGCGTCTGTGGGACTTTGCCGAACTGATCGAGGAGCGTATGTGGCTTACTCCCACTTCCAGTTCCGACGATCTGTACCCTAACGGCATCCCCTATTACATCAACTACCTCGACAACGGCGTCTCCGCGGCTGGCTTCAGCGGCAAGACGATCCGCTATCAGGACGGCACCACCGGTACCACCTGTGCGGGCGTCGATGCGTCGGCGAAGGCGAAGTGGCGGAACTACGCCGCCACCTACACCACGGTCGATAACTCGCTGCTCCGCGAACTGCGGTCGGCGGTTCGTCGCACGCGGTTCAAGCCCCCGTCCTACGTGCCGAAGCCCGGCATGGATGGCGTCGGCAGCCCCGTCAAGTTCTACGCCAACGACCAGATCGTGACGGAGCTTGAGGATCTCGGCGACCAGCGTGACGACAACACGCAGCCGAAGGATCTGGCTGGCAAGATGCTCCACAACTACGAGGGCACGGTTTACTTCAACCGTATGCCCATCGTTTACATCCCGCAGCTTGACGGTGTGACCGTCACTGACGGCGGCAGCAACAGCTTCAGCCCTGATCCGATCTACTGCATCGACTGGTCGAAGCTCCAGCCGTTCGTTCAGGACGGCTACTGGATGGTCGAGTCCGAGCCCATGACTGATCGCGGTCAGCACACCACGTTCACCGTGTTCCTCGACGGCTCGTTCAACTTCCTCTGCGTCAATCGCCGCACGGCCGGGTTCGTGCTCCACAAGACGATCCCTGCGAGCTAACCCTTCCCCTGATCGTAAGGGTCTCACCAAAGAAAGAGATTGCTGGCGGCTTGTCCGCTAGTCTCTAAGGAGAACAAGAATGTTTGGACATCTGGGTTTCTCCCGAGCCGGGGCGGCTTCTCGCCCTTCTCCCTCGATTTGGGCTGATTGCCCGAAGCAGGAGTTGAACGATCTCGGCACCGGGTTCTACTTCCACAACGGTTTCAACGAGGGCACTGACGGCACGCTCGCCGCGGCTCTCGACGTGACGATGGCGAACGTCGGTCCCGGCCTCCATGTGGTCGCCGACACCGACACCGTGCTGTCTCACATCTTCACGGACGTTGGCGGCAGCCTCGACATCGAGACTGACGGCGACGACAACGACGGCTGGGCTCTGCACAGTTCTCCCTTCGGCAAGCTGGTCAAGAACTCGGGCAAACGCCTGTGGTTCGAGGTCTACGCCGAAGTCGGTGCTGTTGCGGATCAGGGCTTCTTCATGGGCATCGCGGAGGCGGCTGCGTTCTCGCAGGACATTGTCGCTGACGGCTGTGCCGCCCTGATCGGCGAGTCGTATGTCGGCGGTCGCATCCTTTCGGACGACACTGACGGCTTCGACATTGCCTACAAGAAGGACGGCGGTACGGAGGTCGAGGTTCTCGCCACGGCCACGGACGCGTCTGCTCTGGGCGACGACGGGGCTGCGGTTGCCGCGAACACGCCGTTCAAGTTCGGTATGCGGTTCGACGGCCGCGAGACGCTCTACTTCTACATCGACGGTGTGGAGGTCGCTCGCGACACGCTGGACAGCACCTACGACCAGAGCAAGCTGCTCGGGCTGGTCATCGCACTCAAGACGGGTGCGGCGGCTGCTCAGTCGGCCCAACTCCACTGGGCTCGCTGGGCCTACGAGGACGACCTCGGCTAAACCGAACGTCCGATGACACGACCCGGAGGCTGGAAACGGCCTCCGGTTCTTTCTCTCAAGGAGCTTCTTCATGGCCGAGCCCACCGGTGCCCTTACATTTCGCGACCTCATCCTTGACGTGGCCCGGAAACTCGGGCTCGGTTACTATGGTGAGAACGGTGACGAGGCTCTGAGCATCCCCAACAACGTCGCGGATCTCGACCAGTGCAAGCGGATCGTCAATGACGGCATCCGCATGTTCCTGTCTGATTGCCCCAACCCGAACGGGTGGAACTGGACCAAGCTCACGGCCGACGTGGTGCTGTGGCCTGATATCGCCACGGATGACGACAACACGCTGTCGTCTGAGGGGTATACCCCGGCCACCAACAAGACACTGCTCACGGCGGAGTCCGATTCCTTCTACGAGTCCATGGAGGAGAGGTCCATCACCATCACCGATGTCGGCACGTTCATCGTTGCGGACTACGTGAGTGCAACGCAGATCCGGGTTTACGGCGATGCGACTGATACCAGTTCCTCTACGTGGAGCATGAGTGAGGACGGCAACTACACCCTCCCCAAGACTTTCGGTGGCTCCTACCGGGGCCAGATCACCTACGCCGCTGATACGGACCCAGACCACAGCCTTGAATGGGGCAACGAGACTGAGATCCGTCGCTGGCGGGAGGGCGATGTCGCGGACTCCGGCGACCCCTTCGTCGCGGCAATTCGGATGCGGACTGCCCAGTCCGGCCGCCGCCGCTGGGAACTGATGGTGTATCCGGCCCCGGATGAGGTGCTGACCGTCTCGTTCCCCTACTTGCTCTACTTCGACAAGCTCGTGGATCTCGACGAGTCGCCGCCGTGCCCGTTCGAGCATGATGAGACCCTGCGGTCCGCGTGCCTCGCGATGGCAGAGAAGGACTTCGAGGACGAGCTTGGGCTCGACTGGCAGCAGTACCATCAGAAGGCCCTCCCGAACAGTGTGCGGATCGACGACCGTTCCGCCCCCAAGCGTATCTCACGTCGCAGCCCGTTTCAAGTCAGTCCGGAGAATGTCCGGAAATGGCTGCCTTACGACGATGTGACGTTCAACCCATAAGCCCGGCCAACAGGCAGCCGTGCTTCTAGGATGGTCCCCAAGCCTGATAGGAGTTCTGATAGTGAAGTTTTCCACCAACAACTTTCTGACAATGGCGAAGCAGATCGTGACCGGCGGCGGCCGCAATGACAGCGGTGCCACGATCCACGACTCCGGCTTCTGGCGTGATGTGGTTGTCCCGCTGTCGGCGTTCGATCTGAACACGACCTTGACGGTCGATACCTCGGACGGCGGTGCTGCGGATGACCCGGTTCTCTACGACGGGGCCTATCTCGCTGCCGACGAAACCAACGCCCGCGTCATCAAGGTCGAAGAGGCGACTGATAGCGTCGGCCACCTGACCTTCCCAGTTCCTCGCGATTACGATGAGGCGACGGACGTGATGAAGATTCGCGTTCTCGCGTCGCAACTCACGCAGTCCACGGACGACGACGTGGAACTCGACAGCGAGGTCTACCTCAAGACCGCAGGCTCGGCCCTCGGTTCGGACCTTGATCTGACTGCCCCCGGTACGGTTCTCAGCACCACCGAGCAGTGGATCGAGTTCGAGTTGACGGGGGAGGGTCTCGTGCGTGATGAGGTCATCAACTTCGAGCTTATCACCAACGGTGCCAACGACACCGACGGTGAGGAAGTTCTGATCCACGCCATCGAGATTTCGTACCGCTCGTGCCTCGTCAGCTACGACAAGGCGGACGCGGACGGCGTTTCCCTCCGATAAGGCGACGACGGCCATGCCCACCCCCGCATCCCGCATCCCGTTTCCGATCAAGGGCCTGAACCTCACGGCAGGCTATCGCGATCAGCCTGCGGGCACGTCGAATGACGTGCTGAACGTCAGGCCGTTCGATGCGATTGAGGGGCGGTTGCGGGGTGGGCGAAGGCCCGGCCTGTCGAAGTGGGTTGACGAGGCTGTCCTCATCGACCAGCCGATTCAGGCGATGGTGCCTATCGTCAAGGCTGCGGCGTATGAGGAAAGTACGACGACATACGATAACGAGTACGTCGTCGCTGGCTATGAGGACAGGACGGATCTTCGGCTCCGGTTCTACCGGTACAGTGACGGGGCGTTGCTCGGCTCTTATGACGTATCGGATAGCTCAACCGGGGCTCGGGTGTCAGATACGGCGACAGATGACGCTGGCAATGTTTACGTCGCTTTGCGAGATCGGAGCAATCAGTGGACGGGCTCACTCGGGGCGTACGCTCAGATCCTCAAGATTCGTCCGGATGGTACAATCGCGTGGACGAAAGACACGTTTTATGACGCGACGGACGGGGAAGGCACCGCTGACCCGGCTATTGCATACGACCCAGTGTACAACCGCGTCATCACGGCGGGGTATCGCGGCAATTACGTTACAGACGGTCGCGTTGTTTTTGTGTATGATGCAGAGACCGGCGACGAGGTGTGGACATGGGGTGGAGACTATCCGGACGGCTTGTACGGCGATGATCCGGTAGTCGATACAGACGCTCTCGGCAACGTGTTTGTGGCTATCGGTACTATCGGCTACCCTGATGCCACGAACACTGGCCGGGGTATGGTGTTGAAACTGAGCCCTACGGGGGTGGTCCTTGCGGACTGGTTTACTCAGTCAAACGGGGAAGATATAAACGAATTGGCGTCCGGACTGGCTGTAAAGTCCGATGGCACGGTGGCTGTAACGCTGCCAAAGACTTCGGATACCTTCGATGGGTATGTGGCGACAGCGGCGAACGTGTTTGTGCTGTCCAACGATCTTTCCTCAGTGGACTACGTGTACGAAATGCACAACGACACTTCTTCCCCGTATGGCGGCGTTCGTTGTGCGTGGCACACGGACGGAGACCTGCTGGTCTATGGCAACCGGGAGCTTGCCCCGTCAACCCACACGCTCACTAAGTTCAACGCGGCCACTGGAACAGTGGATTGGCGGTTCTACGACGGTAATACTTTCGGGGCTGCGGAGCACAACATCGCTGTCGGAGTTGATGGGTCAGTAGCGATCTGTGCAGCTAACGACAATACCGCATGGGACGGAGCCGGTGGTAATGCGGCTTCTATCTGGCTGCTGGACGACAGCGGATCAGTGACGTGGTACTTGGACCAGACGAACAGCAGCGGTATCTCAACCCTGCACGTTGAGGCTGAAAGTACGGCGACCACGGAAGCAGAGACCCGAGAGACCGCCCTACTCGTTGCGGTTGCTGGGTCCATACGAACCGTGAAGGATTCGACAATCTCAACCCCGACAGGGGGCATCAACGTCCTGACCACGAAGGCGGGGCGAATTCAAGCTACCACAGCTTATGGTGACGCGTTCTTCGTGGACGGCGACAACAACGTCAAGTATGACTTCAGCACCGATACCGTGAGTACGTGGACTGCGGCAACCGCCGGTACCCTGCCGAGCGGAGCCCGTCTGATCTCCCGGTACCGCGGTCGAATTGTGTTGAGCGGTGTCCCCACAGATGCCCACAACTGGTTTATGAGCAAGCAGGGCGATCCGGAGGATTGGGACTACGCTCCGGCCACGCCGACTGCTCAGGACGCCGTAGCAGGTAACAACTCCCTCGCCGGAGAAGTCGGAGACGTTATCACCGCCCTGATGCCGTTCAACGACGACCTGATGTGGTTCGGTTGCAACGGTTCGATCTGGCAGATGACTGGCGATCCGCTGGCGGGTGGTGCTATCGACCTTATCAGCGATCAAACTGGTATGAGCTTCGGTGCGTCGTGGGCCAAAGACCCGAACAACGCGGTGTACTTCCACGGTATCGACGGCATCTACAAGATGGTGCCGAATGCGGTACCGGAGAGCATCACAAACGGGCGACTCGACGAAGTGTTCCGCGATCTGGACCGCACGACCAACCGCGTGAAGCTGACGTGGAACTACCTCGAAAAGCAGTTGTGGGTGCTGATTTCCCCGCTCGACGGAACCACGCAGCCGACCGTGTACGTCTATGATACTCGCACTGATAGTTGGTGGAAGGATCTCTACCCGTCCTCGATGGGGCCGGAAGTCTTGCTGTCGTACGACGCGGAAGTCGGCAACGACGAGGCGTTCCTGCTCGGGTGTCGCGACGGCTACATTCGCAAGCAGGACCGTACCGCTACCGGCGATGACGGCACCGCCATAACGAGCCGAGTGCGGCTTGAGCCGATTCTTTCGGCGGATCTGGAACGTATGGTTCGTCTTACTGGTATGTCGTTCGGACTCGTGGAGGGTAGCGGAGCCGTGGATATCCGGCTGTACCAAGCCCAGACCCCGGAGCAGCTTGCAGATGCGACTGCTGTGCGGTTCAAGCGGACTCTCACGGCCGGTCACAACGGCCCGTCTCTGCCGCGGCTTGAGGGCGGGGCTCTCGGTCTCGAACTCTACGCAGATGCCTTGGCGTCTCCGTGGGCGGTGGAGGACATGGGCATCCGTACCGCGGTTGGCGGGCGTCTGCGGAGGCACCGACGCTAATGGCCGGTTTCAAGGGATTCAGTCAGAACCGCGGTGTTACCGCTCGCGAACGGCGGAACGCTGCCTTGTTGGCTCAGGCTATGGACCTGATCTTTACCGGGGCTCTCGACATCGAGGGTGACGGCGAGATCGTGCTGACGCTGGCTTCGCCGAGCGGGTTGTCCCAAACTGGCGACGCGTTGACGGTTGTGGGTGGTGACGGTATCGCCATTACAGCATCCGGCGTCGAAGTCGATCTTGCAACGACACCCGGCCTTGAGTTTTCAGCGGGTGAGTTGCAGGTACTTGACGGGGACGGTATCACAGTTACAGCCTCCGGCGTTGAGATCAATCTCGCTGCGACCTCTGGCTTGGAGTTCACCGGCGGAGCGTTGAATGTCAACGACGGTGACGGGATCACGGTTACGGCGTCCGGTGTCGAGGTCGATCTCGCTACCAACCCCGGCTTGGAGTTTGATACCGGCTCCTTGAGAGTGAAGGTCAACCCCGATGGAACCCTCGTGCGTGATGCTAATGGTATTGGGGTGGATTTTGACGCTGCTGCCCCGACGACGACAAAGGGCGACCTGATTGCCCACGACGGCACGGACAACGTGCGAGTCGCGGTTGGGTCCGGACGACAGATCCTTGTTCCTGACACGTCAGCTTCCGCGGGTGTGGCGTGGGAAGATCGGTTCAGCGGGTGTCAGGTATACGTCGATAACAGTGGCAGTGGGTTCGACGTTTCAGACGCCACGACCACCGCGATTGAGTGGGACGCAGAAAACTTCGACACCGACTCCTACCACGATAACGTCACGAACAACACCCGCATCACCGTACCGGAAGCCGGGAAGTACCGAATCTCATTGACGTTCGTGTGGGACGTGAATCCGTGGCCTACGGGCGGTCGGGTGTTGTATCAATACCGCGTCAACGGCGTAACTGCGTCGTCGATGTGGATTGAGGATCTGTACGAGACCGTCAACCCAGCCCGTTCGTTCTCTGTTATTGCGGACCTGAGTGCGAGCGACTACATTGAAATCCTCGTTAGACATGGGACCGGTGCGACACGTACGCTGTTCTCGGATGTGACGGTTTGCACAGTGGAAAGGATTGACTAATGCCTGTTCTGAGGCGAGATACACGACAGATCGTTACCGGCAATCCGCAAGGCGGCGGTTCGTCGTACCAGAGCCCTGCTGGTAAGGGTTCCGCCAAGACGCCGGGAGGGAACCGGTACGGTTTCACTAAGAAGGGTGGTCGGGCGGCGTATAGTGGTGGTGGTGGGGGCGGTTTGCGTGTGGGCACAGAGTACGGTGTGTATGAAGGCCCGGCCTCCGGATTTCAGGACTGGATGGCGGAACAGCGACGGAACAGGAAAGGCGGCGGTATGGCGAAGAACAAGGGCAAGGGCGGCAAGAATGTTCGCAAGCTCCTGAAGCAACTGTTGGAGCAGCTTCAGACCGGTGAGACGCAGGCCCGCGAAGCGGGTGAAAAGCAATACCAGAATCTTCTGGAATCCATCACCGGCCTCAAGTCTCAGGTCGGCGGCACGTTCGGTCGGGCGGAGCAGATGCTCGGTCAGATCGGCGAAGCTCAGCGTCGGCGTGTGACGGAGGCTGGGACACAAGCCAAGGCAGCGTCGCGGCAAGACCTTGTGAGCCGGGGCTTGGGGAACACCACGGTCGTTGACGCTGTGCAGCGTGGTATCGACACGGACACGCAGCGGGCGATGGGCGAACTGGCCGGGCAGGAAGCCGCTCAGGCTCTCGGCCTGTTGACGCAGCGTGCCGGGTCTCAACGCCAGCTTGGTGCGTTGGAGGCCGACGCGATTCTGTCCCGCCAGATCGAGCCGCCCCGCACGTCGGAGTATCTGTCCCTGATCGAAGCTCTCGGTCAGTACACGTAAGGAGTTCCCATGCCCGCCCCTGTACCAATTCGAGTTCGTTACGGCCCGAGTGGCGAGTTGCTGGCTCAGGCGGCTTTCGCTGCGGGCCGCGGTGCCCGACAGCAGCGACAGGATGACATCAACCGCGAGATGTTGGAGCGTCAGCGTGCCCGCGATGCGGCAACGCTACGGGCGATGTTGGACTACAACGCCCAGATCCGTAGCGATCAGCAGGACGCTGTTCCCATGTATCGCCGTACTGCGGCCGATGAGCCCGCGGTCTACGGCCAGCCGGTTCAACCTGCGGTGCCCGCGGACTTCGTTGCTTCAACAGGTGCGTCCGTGGTGTCGCGTGCGTCAGCCGGGTTGCCGCAAGAGCCTACCGAACTGGAACGGTGGCAGAATTTCCGGCAAGTCCAGAACCAGCAAGTGCGGCTGGCGGAATTGGACCGCTATGCTCGCGAGAATCCTGAAGTCCGCAAAGACCCGAACTGGCAACGCCTGCTTACCCAAACCGCAGCCGGGGAGGACGTGGACGAGTCAGTGTTTCAGCAGATGGTGCAACAAACTGGGGCCGCAGACACCCCTGCCGTTCGTGCAAAACGTGCGTATCTGACGAGCTTGGCCCCGGAACTCGGTTTGTCTGACGCCGAAATCCAGGCTCTCGAAGCCGCAGCTATGGACCCTGATATGTCAATGGCGTCGTTTCGACAAGCAGTGAACGACGCTGTGCGTCGCACCACGGGGCGTCAAGACGGCGGGCAACTGTCCCCGCAGCGTAGGATAACTGAACAGATCGACCTTTTAGAGGACCAGCAACGGGCGATTCAGGGGCGAATGCGAGAGCTTCGTCGGGCTCTTGAGCAGGACGATCTGTACACTGTAGGCGGTGACGAGACGCAATTTACAACAACGCGGGAGCGTTTCTTCGGCCGGGACAAACAGGCCGTTGATGAAGTCAGTCTGCAACGGTTTCGTGAATACCAGCAACTCAGGCAGCAGCTTTCCGAACTGACGCAACAGAGAGCCCAACTCATTCTTCAGGGCGGCACAGTTCCCGGCCCCGATACAACGGCCCCGCCTTCTAACCCGAACGCCTTGCCGCCCGCCGGTTCGACTGAGAACTTTCTCGAAATCGACGAGGAGTACCTCTAAATGGCAGAGATGCCGTATCAAGTCGCTCGTGACGCACTCGACCGGTTCCGGGCGAAGTACACCCAATACGCTCGCGTGCCCGACCAAGTTCTCGCGTCCAAGCTCGCGGAGAAGTATCCGCAGTATCACCGACTGCCGGGGGCTATCGAGCGTGGCTTGGCGGCTCAACGCCCCGAACACATGGATGTACAGGCAGGCGAAGAGGGTGTCGGGTTCGAGCTTCCTGATCCGGTCAACAACCGGGCTATCGTGCAACAGCGGTTGGCCGAAAAATACCCGGAACAATACGGCGTGGCACGAGCCCCGCTCCCAAGAGCGAGTACGCCGAGCGGGCTGACTCCGGAGCAAGAACACCGCCGCGTCATGGAGACCCCAATTTCCAAGTTGGTCGGTCAGCAGACTCGCGAGGAGATTCTTCGTCGTGGCGAAGCGTTGGGCATCGAGGGCGGGGTTCCGAAAGCAGCATACGCCGGTGTTATGTCCGGGCTACTGGACGCGGGCTCTATGATTCGGCAGGCAGCAGGACAGGTCTCGAAGCGAGTCCTTGATGAGCCGGAAGCCGCAGCCTATGCCGAAGCTCGGGCTGAAGAACTGTCTGCGGCAGGGCAGGAAACGCTCCGAGCGACACACGGGGATGATCTGACCCGCACTGTTGGTACAGTCGCGAACTCGCTTACGAAGGCGTTTATAACTCCCGCCGGTGCCCGCGGTGTTTACCGTACCCTGACGTTTGCTGCGGATCAAGCGAACCAGACTCTTATTGAAGCTCGACAAGCCGGGTTGTCGGACGAAGAGACGCGTCGGGTGGTCCGCGACGAGTTTGGTACCGAGTTCCTCGTCACCCAACTGTTCAACCAGATTGGGTTGGGTGGCGTTGAAACTGCGTCACTGCGTTCAGGGGCTCGGGAAGGGCTTCGGGCGGCTCTCCGTCAAGTCGGGGTTGGGGCGATATCAGAAGCGGTTGAAGAGAATGCGACTGAGCTAACGCACCTTGTCAATAGGGCAGCGAGCAATCTTGACCCGAATGCCTTGACTCCGGAAAACATCCGAGAGACCATGTACTACACAACTCTCGCTGCCGCGGCAAGTGGCGGCGTTTCACGGGCTCCGGGTGTTGTGCAGGAATTGACAGAGACCGGTGTTGACCGGGCGAGGACTGCGATTCATGGTGTGAAACAGCGGGTAGCCGAACAAGAACTCGCGAAGTCCGCAGAACTGGCTCGCGAAGCCTTGTCAGACATGGGACCGACCGTTTCATCTGCGGCAATTGAGGCGGAGGGCAAGTCGCCGCAGGCGGCACGTCGCGAAGCTCTCACACGCCAAAGCCTGCAACAACGGCTGGTTACTCCCGCTCCTCGTGATCCGCAGGCCACGATGGACGAGGTTGCGGAGTTCGGTGAAGGGACTCGCGAGGCAACGATCCGCGAGGAAGCCCAGTTCAAGTACGGGCTCGGCCGTCGTGACCGCAACGTCCGGTCCACTATGGAACGGCATCCGACAGACGAACCGGTTACGCAGCCACGAGACTTGCAGGAAGCCCGACTTACCGGTCAGCGGTATGAGGGCCCGCAAGCCACGCCCCCGCGTCGTCGCCGCAAGAGCAAGAAGTACCCACAGGGTTTCGATGAGCGGCAGTTCTTTGAGCCAAACGAGGTCGAACGGCTGAAGCAAGAGCTTGTTGAGGCTCGTGAAGAAACTGCTCGTGTGCGTAAAGAGGCTCGTACCGACCCAGTGACAGGGCTCGGTAACAAGTTGCAGTACGACGAAACGCTGCGTGACGTGAAACGGCGTACAGAAGAAACGGGCAAGCCGTTCAGCATCATCCTTATGGACCTTGATTCGTTCAAGGTGTTGAACGATCTTCGCGGCCACGACGAGGGGGACGTAGCTCTCGGGGGTGTTGGTAAGGCAATCCAGTCGGTCATCCGGGCACCGAAGCCGGGGCGTCGAGGGGATATCATCGCAACCCGTCAGGGCGGCGACGAGTTCGCCGTTATCCTCCCTGATACAGACGCCAAGGGTGCTCGCATCGTTCGGGACCGGATTGAGGAGGCCGTGGGCCGTCAGGCCATCATCCCCGGCCTGACTATGGGTGTTGCGGGCGAAGTTGCAACGTACACTCCCGGTTCTGATCTGGATCAGCTTCTTCAGGAAGCGGACCTCGGTATTCAGGCTCGCAAGCAGATCGTGAAGGAAAAGCTGGGCGAGCCGCGTACGCGGGCGGAAGCTGAGGCGGCGATTGCCGCGTACCAGCAACGCACCCAGGAAGGGCTGGCTGATGCTGTCCGCAACCCGTCCGATATACCGGCGGCGAGTCGGGATACTGTGGCAGCCCGCATGGTGGACCCGGTTCGGCAGGCCGCAACGCCGATCCAGCCACAGGAGCCGGGAGAGTTCGCTCCTGATGCAGCGGAGACTGTCCTTGATGTTGCGTTGCCGGGTTGGAACCGCACCACGGCATCCCTCAAGCTCTTGAATTGGGCGGCCGAAGGCCCGCTTACGGTGGTTGAGGGCCTAGCTACGCCGGTTGGTTCTGTTATCCGGCGGTTTGCCCCGCGGTTGTATGGCCGGATCAAACAGTTCTACGCAGCCGTGGCTCGTAAAACGCACGAGGCTCGGTACCAAACCAACCAGCTTGAAAAGATGGTCAAGGGGGCGTTGTCGAAAGAACAGCAGCAGCGGTTGCTGTATCTATGGCAGACGCAGCAGTGGAACGAGGCCACACGATTCCTCCAAGACAACACGGATCAGGCTTCTGAGATTCTGGATCAGCACTCTCTCGTTGATAGCATGAAAGGCAGAGCCCGCCAAAATGCTACGAGTGTCGGCCTCCGGGTCGGAGAGATCCCCAACCACTTTCCGCGGGCGATGCGTCCGAAACAGTACGCCAAGTTTCTGGATTCTCTTTCGCAAGAAGAGCGAACAGACCTCGACCGAGTGTTTGCTCAGCGGTCAAAGAAGCTCGGACGTGATCTGACGCTCGCGGAAAAGCAGAAGCTCACGAATCAGTGGATGGCCGGTCGGACTGCAAAGGGGGTGAAGATTTCCTCGTCACGGTTCGGTCAGAGGTCGGTGGAGAACCTGACTTTCGAGCAGTGGAAGGAATTCTATGACACGACGTTTCGCCCGATGTACACGTACTTCGACGACATCATCTACGCCACCGAGAAGGCTAGGCTGTTTGGGCGTAGGCACGCCGACGACGATATCGACGAGGCAATCGGGCGGATTATTCTTGAGGGAGGGTACGGTACCAACAAGCTCACCCGATACCAGATGAACCGCCTGCGGTCGGCGGTTACGTCGATCTTTACGAGCGGAGAACAGTCCCCGCACCGCTACTGGCAGTTCATTCGTGACCTTGGATACGCGGGCACGCTGTTGGACCCGTCATCCGCAGCAATTCAATTTGGTGACTTGGCTCTAACTGCCGCTCGTGACGGTACCTTGCCAGCGTTGTCGGCAGTGCCGCGGTCGTTCCGGGAGCGTGTACTCACTGCACGGAACCTCGGTCTCGAAGCTCTTGGATCAGAGTACGGCGATGCTCGTGGTATGTCTAAGGCACTTCGGCTCGGGTTCCGGGCTGTTGGTTTTGCGAAGGTCGATCTCGGCAACTTGGGCGTGAGCATGGTATCCGCGGTACGTAGAGGCCGTCGCCTTGCTACAAACCCCGACTCCAAAGCCTCCCAGAAATGGAAGCAGGAGTGGGAGCCTGTGTTTGGCGACCAGTGGAACGACCTTGTTCGTGATCTGAAAAACGATACGCCATCATCCTTGGTGCAGGACTACGCCTACATTCAGGCCAGCGAAATCCGTCCAATCGACATGCTCGACATGCCGGAATACTACTCCCGGACTCCGAACGGCCGGATTGCTTGGCAACTCAAGGGGTTCGCCACCAAGCAGTTCGACTTCCTACGTCGTCAGGGCTACGATAAAATCGCAAAAGGCGTCCACAACGGGGACGCGAAGCTGGCGATGGAAGGGGTTCGCGGGCTTGTACGCGGTATGATGATGCTGTCGTTGGCCGGGGCGAGCCTCGACTGGATTCGTGATTGGTTGCTCGGACGCAACCCTGACTTTTCGGAGTCGTTGGTGAACGGCCTGTTGTATACCCACCTCGGGTCGGTCTACCTCATCAAGATAGCCGGTGAGCGTGGGCCGGGGTCCGCTTTGACCGAGTTCGTATCCCCGCCAACCTTGGACATGTCCGACCGTCTTTGGAAGGATCTGACTACCGGGACGTATTCCTCAGTGAGGCATCTCCCCTTCGGCAAGCTGATCTACTCCTTTACGCCGGAGGGTAGGGCGAAACAGCGTAAGTACGCCCGAAAGGACGTTCTTCAGGAGGCCGCACAAGCTTATGCCGATGGGGACATCGCGGCGGCACGGTCGTACATCTCAGCATTCAACGACGAAATGAAGCAGCAAGGAAACGAGGAACGCATCAGCCTGTCCTCGGTCCGCCGCTCGGCCACGACCATAGCAGAGAAGAGGGAGTAATTCCATGACGAATGAAGCATTGAATACGGCCCAAGCACGCGAGGCAAAGCTCATCGCGAAAGAAGAAGTCCGCGAATACTTCGACTACTATCTTCGCGTGATTGTTCCGCAGCAGCGGGACTCCGAGCGGGAGCTTGTGGAAATGAAAATCGCCGCCCATGATGAGGACGACGATGCTCACGGCGGCGTTGAGATTCGGGTCTCGCGACTGATGTGGGTTATCGCGGGGGCTGCTCTTGCGGGCGGCGGTGCAGCCGGGGGGATCGCTCAATTGTTGCAGGCGATTGTCTAGCAGGCGGACAGTCCTCGACACGAAAACACCATGCGTCAGACGGCGGCTGTATGTACGGCCGCCGCTTTTTCATGTCTGCCCAGAACCGTTGGTTGGCGATGGCGTTGAGAAGAGGGCCACACTGGATCTTCCGCCAGTCGCCGAGACTGTTCCAGTAAAGGACTCCGCGGGCTTCAGCGAGTTCACGAAGTTGGACCATGTTCCAATCCGTGATGTCCAGCACGTCGGAGTGGTGTTCAACCTGTAATGAACTCACGAATCCACTCCTGAGTCGTGTATCGGCGGTTCCCCTTCATCACGGTCTTGAGCTTGCCGCGGTCCTCGACGCCGCGGACTGCCCAGTTCCGAAGAGTCTGCCGGGTGATCTTGATGTCGAACTCGCGGTGAATCCACTCGCACGTAGCGTCCCCCAGGGTGATGTGCCGCTTGTGCGGGGGCCGTGACAAAGAAGGGATCGGGGGAAGTTCGTCCATTGCTGTCCTTCCATTCGTTGTACATTGTGCGGGCAACGCCGTCGCCCAACCACAGGCGGGTTCGGTACTTTGAGCTATTGCCCAACCAGCGGCCCCACGGAATGTCGGCCGAATCTTCAAGCCAGCGGACGCGGTACCGGTTGGCATCCGAGTCTACTTGCACTTGCATGATCCATTGTGAGCCGCGTCGCGACTCAACCATGACGATCCACGAGGGGAGAAAGCCCTCAGCAGCCGCAAAGCCGCCGAGAGCGTGAACCACACCGTCACGAATCGCCCGCTGCCCGGCCTTGGTCGGCATCTTCGGGTAGATCAGGCGGACGAGATCGTCGATGGTGCGGATGGGGAGCATGTTCACTCCTGTTCGTCGGACTCTTCCGACTCGCCGCCCTGCTGAGCGTCGTCGAGAACCTGACTCATCAACTCCCGGCGGAGCTTGGTGCGGGCCTCGATGTAGGCGTCAAGTTCCGGGCCGTCGTAGCCGCGGGTTTCGGCGATGCGGGCCGCCAGTTCACCAATAGCAAGAAGGGCTTCGAGGATGAGAGTGTAGTTCAAGAGCCACCACCTTCCTGAGCCGCAAGGGCTCGTTCAATGTAGGGTTCAAGCTCCGTCAGGATTCGTCGGACCTCCCGGAGCAGTTCGAGGGCCGAAGTTTCGTTGCCGTCGTAGAGGACGTTGTAGTAGCTGTCAAGCAGCGTACTACCAACAACCAGCAAAGGGGCAATCTCTTCAACCCACTCTTCGGGGCTGAACACCCCGGCGTCGCGGGCGACGAGGAGTGTCTGTGCCGCAGAGATGAAGGCGTCGTTGACGGCCGCGTAGTTCTGCTTGTCCTGAAGCGGACCCGCAGGGGCACAGCCGGTGTTGACAGTCGCCGTGGACAGGAGAGCAGCAATGAGAACAAAGGGAAGAAGGAAGTGTCGCAGTCGCATAGTTACTCCTTGGACTTCTTGGACACGACGCCCGCGACCCACTCGATGACCTTGTACGCCTTGGCAACGTACTCATCGTCCTTGGGAGTGGGCGTCAGGTTGACGATGAAGATGGCGAGAGCGTGAGCGGCCAGCAGGCCACCCAGCACCGTCATCAGAACGGGGTACTGGTCGAACAGACTGATAATCAGATCGTCCATTGGTTTCCTCACTTCGGGGCACGCCAACGGCGATTCTTGATGAAGAGGAACGCCCTCTTGCCGTTGGGGTAGATGATTCCGTGGCAGTGCATCCACTTCGACGGGCCGCGGTTGTACTCCATGTCGAGCTTACCCGCAACGCCGACCGTGTAGCACCCGTCAACGATGGACGGAGTGTGGGTGTGGCCGGTGAAGGTCTTGAACCCGAGTCGAGCGAACTGGCTCGGAGTCCCGAAGGCCCCACTCGGGCCGATGTGTCCGTGCATCCCGCACTCAACGCCCGCGATTTCGAGCGACTCATCGACCTCCAAGAACTTGATCGAGTCCCGGTTGGCCCGTCCGTGGTAGGACTGAATCGCCCACTGGAGCAGGCCGGAGTCCGTTCGTTGATTGCGGTCCGCCCGGCGGATCATATGGAGGGCGGCTTGGAGGTAGAACTTCATGTTGAGCGGGTCACGCCGCCAGTCCTCTTCCTTGAGCCACCGCACGAGCATTTCGTCGTGATTGGCAGGGACCACGAAAACGTCCGGACCGAAGCTCACGCCGGGGAAGTTGTGTCCAACGAACGCTACGAACTGACCGGCCTTCAAGATGTCCTCCTCCACGGACCGCTTCTTGACCTTGTACATCTCGAAGGGGTCGCGAAGAGTGTGATGGTTCCGGACGTTGAAATCCATCAGGTCGTGGAGAACGACGGTTTCCGGCCGCAGGGCTCCGCAGATGCTTTCGATGCCAGTGAACGTCGCCCGAAGTACGTCGGCGTCCTTCTTCTCGTAGTGGATGTCGCCGACGATCAGAGCAGCCGGGCAGTTGTGGGTGGTGAACAGGTCGCCGTTCCGATACTCCCGGTCGAGCCAGAAGAAGCTGCCATCTTCCTCCGCGTTCAAGTGGTGGACGTGCCAGTAGCCGTCCTCCGTGACCTCGACGAGCAAAGCACCGAGAACGTGGTGGAAGCTGGCGACCTGCCCCGTCTTACGCTGCACGAAGCGGCGGTGAGTGCATGAGCCGGTGGTGAACATCTCCTTCGGCATCTGCCCCTTACGGCTTTCGACGCACTGGAAGGCGAATCGGTTGTGGGGGACGATGATCGAGGACCGGCCGCAGTAGGATTGCAGGCCGCTGAGCGGACGCTTCGCCGTGGCGAGGATGTCCATCTCGCCGCAGAAGGCCAACCGCCGGTGCAGTCGCACACGCTCGTTCGTCATGTACGGCTTGATCCGCTCGTCCCACCACACCTTGTTCGTCTTACGCTCGCCCTTGCGAACGAGACCGCGGTACCCAGTCTTGTCGTACAGCACGCACGACACCATGATCTCGGCATCCATGTCCCGAGCCAGAGCTTGCAGGTTCTCCCAGAACTCGTCATGGACGCGGGCGTTGTTCTGGGCTGAGGTCAGAATGTACCGCCGTGTGCCTTTCTGATCGGGGCTCCACCGCTCCGTGGTTGACACGCCCTGCTCGGTGATGTGGGTGGGCTGGATCTCCTCCTGTGTCGGGGAGAACGCACCGGGCGGGAGGCCGGGCACGAAATCACGTAGACGGCGACGGATCGTGGACTCCGGCACGCCGATAATCCGGCTGGCGGGGCGGAAGCCTCCGTGTTCCTGTACGGCGTCGTAGAGTTCCTGATTCGTCATCGTCATCCTTCGGCTCCTTCAAAGCGAAAAAGGTCCAGCGTACTTCCGAGTATACCACCGAGTTTGCCGGTGTCAAGGAGAAAAGCCGGGTCTTTTGCAAGTCGGATATCCAGCCCCAGCCACGCGGCAAGGAACACCTCGCCCTTTGCCCCGGTGGACCGCTCCCAGCCGGGAAGGACCGCGATGCAGTCGCCGTGTTCCGGCCGCAGAAGCTCCTTCAGGACGAAAGTGTCCCGCCGCACGAACTCCCGGTTTGCTTCCTGACTGAACTCGACTGACTCAGTGGTCTCATCGAGCCCTCCGGCACGGTCGATGTCGGCAGGGCTGATAACCACCCATCCTCGACTCAGCCACTCATCTCGGGCCTGATCGAACGCTGGGAAATTGAACTTGGCGTAGCCACGCATCGGCCCGGCGATGTAGACCACTCGGTAGTCCTTAGAAACGTAACTGGCCGGAAACTTCACGCTGTTCCAGACCAACCGAATCATCTCTTGCCGACGATAATCAGACGCGGCTGCTGAGGTCATCCGGTCAAACCGTATACGTAATGGTTCGCGGGTGAATCGCAACTCCTGCACTCGCGACATTTCATCAGACAGGAGTAGGAGATCGCGTGCTTCAGCAAGGGTTGGGCTACCCTTCTCCGGCTGAGGGTTATACGGATCGTCCTCGAAGCCCACCGGCAGATCGTTGAGTTCCTGCGGAAGCCTACCGGTTTCGATCCAGTGCCGGGTCTGAAGCAGGCACGCGATGTTCCACATCGCCGCGACCAGATGCGGCTCATCTCGCTCACCGCCGACGAACTTCATCAGGTGGCGGGTGGCGGAGTCAAGGTAGCGGTGCAAAGGAATCCCCTTCTCCCAGTTCCGGTCGCCGTACTTCGTTGCTCCGGCCTCGAAGTGCTTGGCGAGAAGGCCGATGGCATGGCCGGGGAGGAGGTCGAACCGACCCTTTCCCTGCTCGCAGTCACGGACTGCTCCGGTGTCAAACTCCTGACGCCTACCGCTGTCTTTGAGAATCTTGTCACTCATTGGCTGCTCCTATTGGGGGCGGGACGTAAGCTGTCGGGCTGCTTCGCGGGTCAGTTGTAGGCCGACGAACGCTGATTGTCTCCGCCCGTTGATATCAACAGTCTTGCTGGTCGTGAACGGCATGTTGTGCTTTACGCGTTCGAGGAACTGGGACTGGTTTCCGGGGTCGATCTTTCGGCGGTTCGCCCATATCTCCCACGCACCATACAGTTCAGCCTTGGGAATGCAGTCCTTCGGAGCCTGAACACAGCACGCTTCGAGGAACGCCGCTACCGGTGACGTGATTTCTCGCCACTCGGACATTGCTGCTGTGCTGGACTGTGGGGTGATGAAACGGTTGGTCTCACGCAACTTCTTCAACCCCTGCAACGCCCACACTGCGATGCCCGGAGCTTCCGCAATGATTCTGTCACGGAGCGTGAAGTCCTCGCGACCAGCAAAGCATCGCTCAAAGTCGAGGATCAGGAGCCGAGCTTCCAACGCCCCCGCATGGTCGGGGAGGTCGGGCAGCAAGTTCGTGGCGATGGTGAACCGAGCGGGGAATCGATAATTCGAGACCGGCGTTTTGTTCTTGCGGTCCACATATACCGGATCTTCGCCAACGATGTTGAGCAGGATCTCCAACGCCCGCATACTGTCGCCAGTTTTCGGCAGCCGGGCATCCCCCATGAAGATAGCCTGCTTTCCGAGCAGCGACTCGAACCCGAACCGTTCGGTCAACTGTTTCAGGCTCGTGCTGCCGACGTTCTCTTCGCCGATGATTGCTTCCAGAGCCGCCATCGCTGTACCTTTGCCGGACCGCTTCACGCCACGAAACATCATGAACTTGTGCAGTGACGTGTCTTGTGCGAGGTTGTAGCCGAACCACTGCTGGAGCAGGTGGATCTTCGCCATCTCGTCCCCGAGCGATGTGAGCAGGAACTTCTGCCACGTCGGGCACTTCGCTGTGGGGTCGAATGGGAACGGCAAACAGAACGTTGTGAAGAAGTCGGGTGTGTGGGGGAGCAGGTACTCACTCTCGTCCGCCCCCGCCAAGTAAGACGGCAGATGCAGCAAGCCGTTCTCAAACGGGATCAGGTCAGTGGGCGTTGGGCCATCGGCATCGTTGATCCACGCCGGGGTGCGTGACACGTTGAGCGGGCATGGGCACGCCAGAGCTTCGAGGACATCGGCTGTGACCCGGCGGGTACAACGCAGCGGGCGGTGCTGCTCCTCGCCGTTGTCCTTCAATACAGTGATGATCTTGTTCGCAGCCCATCCGTGAAGTTTGGCCTTGATGTCAACCAGTTCGTCTATTTCCTCATACTTGGTACCCTCATAGCGAAACCACCGACCGGCGTGAAAACGCAGAACCAGCCGACCGGCGAGTCGATGCGAACTTGCCAACCACGCGTTCGCAATCGTGAGCGGAGAGTCGTCGGGAAGGATGAGATCCTCCGAAGGTGACGTTGCGTGCTGTTCGACATAGTCGAGGAACTCCTCGCGAGTGAGTTTGGTGTTGAGCCGCCACTGACGGAGATCCTTGAACTCCTCCGGCGGCAGCACCATCTTTGCTGAGCGGCAGACGTGCTTCAACGTCTGATATGCCGCGGTCATTCCCTCCCAGCCGGGACGTTGGCCGGTGAGCGGGTTGACCTGATCGTTTTCGCCGACGATGATGGCCGGGCGACCGCGGACCAGATCGGAGAGCATGTTCAGGCAGGCGAGATTCGAGGGCCGACCGACCGCGACCAGTCCCATGTCGAGGACAGTCGCCGCATCCGTCATACCCTCAACTATGATGATCGGGTCGCGAGAATCGAGCAACGCAGAGGAGTTGCTCTGGACATGGCCTTCCGCCTTGAGTATGTGTAGGTATCCAAAATTTTGCGGGCGAGCGGCGTTCTCACGGACTCGAATGCAGATGACGGCAGCCGGATCGTCAGGGTCATCCGCTGATAACAAGCAGCCATCAGGCTTGCCACACACCGGACACTCGACACCGGCATCCATCGTTCGTACCCAGTTGTGGGCTCCGCGTCGATAGGACTTCCTCCCTTGCTCGTGGTACGGATTGAGTGGGTAAACCAGACCGTGCTTTGACCCCGGATACATCACCTTGAAATCAGACTTAGAGCGGAGGCTGAGGCCGACCGGCACACCGGCAGCGTCCCGCTCCGGTATCGCCCACCAACCCTGAAAGTTCGGCCCTTTCTTGAACTGGGCGACTGGCACCCAACCCAGACCGAGCCTACTCAGCGACTCCGCCGACACTCCAAGGTGTCCGGCAAGGTCATCGAGCATGGCCTGATAGACGTTCTCTTGGAACGTCGTCAGGATGTTGTCGAAATTCCGCATGAGTACCTCGTTGAAGAATCCGGACCGGCAAGGTCTCCCTCACCGGCCGAAGATCAGGAACGATCAACGAGGTATCAGGTGATTTCGAGGGCGTCAGCGGCGAAGTCGCGGACCTGAGCCCACTGCTCGTCGGTGAGATCCTCCTCATCCGTACCGCTGCTCTCGACGATGTGGCTGGCGGCCTCGATCCACGCGTCAGCGACCTCCTCATTGGAGCGGTCGCCCTTGGCCTCGTGGAGCGTCGCCCACGCGTCGCCCTGCGACTGCTCGGCAGGCCAGTCAGAGCGGAGGCTGTCATCCTCCGGAGCGGGCTCAGGCTTGCTCTCAGCCTTCGCGGCCTTGGGGGGTGTCGAGGGCGGTGCCGACTTCTTCTCCGCAGCAGGCGGGGAGGACGGCTTGCTCTCGGCCTTCGAGGCAGGCTTTGCCGCCGCAGGCTTGGCCTTGGCGGCCTTGGGCTTGGCGGCCTTGCCCAGCTTCATGCGGGCCTGCATGGCCTTGATGTCGTCCGCTTCGGCAGGCCGGAGGCGGCGAACCGGGTCGGCGTCGTAGCTGTCGAGCCACGTCACTTCGAGCTTGGTCTTGCCGTCGAACTCCCGCTCCTCGACGCGGAACAGGATCTTCTGGCCGATGAAGCTCGTGCCGTCGCCGAGTTCGGCGAAGCTGGCACCGTCCCAGCCCCACGCCGTCACAAGCTGGTCGTAACTGAGGAGCTTGCTGTTCTCGTCGTAGGACTCGGTGGAGTTGAACAGGCAGCCGTAGTAGATGACGGTCTCGCCGAAGTCCCACTCGACCCAGCCGGGCTCCGTCATCTCGAAGTGCTCCATCTCCGTCGCTTCGTCCACCCACTTCTCGGTGGCTTGGAACCGGGCCACCACTTGCGGATAGCCGTTCTTGGTAAACCCGAGCGAATGCTCGGTGACTTTGCCGCGGTACGTTCCGGGGCGATCAATCTGTGTCATAGTAGGTCTCCGTTTGCAAACAGAAGGTGAAAGTTCGATCAGGCAGGGATGATGCTGCCGGGCGGAGTCTCGTCCTCGTCGCCATCCCCGCGGTCCAGCGTGTCGTCCGGGAGGAGGCCGACAACTGCGTGCTGGTTGATGAGGAGGAAGGTGCCCTCCTTCTCCGGGAACGACAGGGGGATGCCGTTGTCCGTGTACTCGACAGCCCCTTGAGCCATGCGGCTCGGGCGGGCCTGCTTGTGCTGGACAAGCACGATGTCGCCGGGCTCCAAGTCCTCCGTGTCAGAGCGGCCACCCTCAGCGGCGATGCTCCCGGCACCGACTGACAGGATGCGGGCGGGTGTGAACTGCTTCTTCAGTTCGGCGACAAACAGCTTGCCGAACCGCCGTTCGTTCTTCGGGGGAATCCACACAAACACCCAGTCCCCACGCACGCTGAGTTCGGACGGTTGGATGAAAAGACTGTTCATTCGGCTCGGGCTCCTTCAAAGAGATACTGCATGAGAGAGTTGTCGTCCGCCTCCTCGAAGGAAATCGCCTCCGGGAGACGGTACCCGTTGATGGGACGGGTCTTGGCGGCGAAGTGCAACGCCCCGCCAGTGTAGATGATGCGGGTGGTGTCGCTCGTGAGGGCGGCCTTACCCCGCTTCCCATCCTCCGCCAGCACATTGACATCGGCGTAGCCGATGCGGAGGACGTGGTTCGCCCACTGCTTGTAGGTCTCAAGCACCGAACAGTCCTTCCGATGCTGCAAGGCGGGCTCGTCCCGCTGGAAGTCCGCACCCTCCGAGTTCGACACCGTACCTTGCCCCTGCTGGCACAGCAGAATGACGTTACGGCCGTTGCGAACGTGGCTGTCGAGGTCGGTGAGCAGAGCCCGCATCACGTCAAGAACATAGCGGTCGCCGTCCCAGCCGAACTTACGGAAGCTGTCAACTCGCTGCCCCTTGATCGTCTGAGTCGCCAGTACGAAAGCCGGGGCCAGTTCCTCACACACTTTGGTTGCGGTGTCGAGAACCACGGTACCGCCCTTCGGCCAGAGGCTCGACTGGTTCAAGGCGTCGCGAAGATCAGCAAAGTCCTCGATACCTTGCACCACACGAAGAGGCTCGCCGGTGATAGGATTGCGGATGTGCGAGGCACTGCCGTCGAGGTCAATGAACACCGGGTCCGGAGCCATCGACGCCAGCGTGGTCTTACCGAGACCGCTGGGAGCGTAGATGATGAGCTTCTCGCCGTAGCCGGAGGCATCGACGGTCTCGACTGAGAAGGACTTGGCTGTACGAGGAGCGGCCTTGTTCGCTGACGGCGGCTTGCTCTTGGAAATGGCCGGGGGCTTGATCTTCGGGGGTTTGTTGGGCATGGCTGCTCCTACTCAGGTTCGTGAAGTTCGCGACCGCCGACGGTGACGGGGGTGGTCCGCTTGAATCCGGGCGGCAGTTCACCGCCGTTGCACGCTGCCTCCGAGCCCGCTCCGTAGCAGATCGGGATAAACTCGCAGGGGTACGGGTCGCGACACGAGGACTCGTTTTCGTACCAGCAGCCGGACTTCTCAATCAGCCGACCGAACTGGTACAGGTTATAGACCGTGTTGACGAAGCGGTCGATCTCGTCGTCAGTGCGGGGGATCTCGCGGCGAGCGAAATAGAACTCGGGACGCTCCTGAATGTCGGCCAGCAGGCGGGCGGCGTACATACCGGGAGTCTCGCGAAGGGCAAACCCCTTCTTGCCGGGGATGACTTCGGCTCGCCAGTCGTCCACGCACACGATTTCGTCCTTAGTGGACACGATAAATTCCTGCCCGCAATACTCACCGTTCTCGATGAACTTTTTGGTGTCAGCCTGAGTCAGCTTCGCGGGCTTGATCGTCGGCTTGTGCCAGATATCGACGATGGTGTTGCCGAAGCGGTCGCCCTCCTGAAGCTCGATGCCGAAGTTCTCCAACCCCTGCTCACGCATGGTGCGGAAGGCGAGGGCGTACATGCTGATCTGGATGTCCTTCGACCACCGCCGCCAGTAGTCGCTATCTGGAGCGATGGACTGGCCGGTAGACTTGCGTTCGAGGTTGCCGACGACGCCGTGGTAGCGGATGATGTGGTCGATTCGTCCGGCTCGCACAACCTCCGATGTCGGTAGGGGGAGCCCTACTCGCGGATGCATCATGGCCTGCTTGAACTCGATCTCGCTCATCAGCACTTCGTACGGGTCATCTTGCCAATACCAGAGGTAGCCAATAAAGCTAGTAGCGAGAATCTGACGCTCGATCTCCCACTCCTCCGGCGTCTTGAAGTTCGGAACGTCGGCGTATCGCTCGTTGAGGTGTTGAATCACCTGATGCAATGCCGCCTCGTGGGGTTCGGGGCAGCCATCCTCACGAGCAGCAGCGTAGTTGTCGGCATAGACCTCGTGGAGGGCGTGCCAGTGCGTACCCATCCGCTGAGCGTCGGTATCCTCCTCCGGTTGGATGCCCTCGACGCAGGCAAGGCGGAACCGCATCGGGCACTGCCTCAGCATACGGAGGGTGGATGATGTCATGAGCCACTGTCTGTCAGTCATGGGGGTCTCCAAGATACCGAAGTCTACCACGAGATCCGGCGTCGTCAAGTCAGTCTACCCGAAAACTCCGTCTTTTCTTCGTTCGTCCGGTAAGCATGGCCCCCCACGCTTCGGTACTATCCTTACCAAACTGGTCACGCACTGACCGCATCCCGTCCACCGTGCGGAGCCGCAGCCAGTGAGCGATGAGCAAGGCATCGAGCCGCCCGTCCTTGACACCACCACGCGGCCCGTAGATCAGGCCAATATGGTCGGAGTAGTACGATGCGAAGATCCGTGCCCCTACGTCGTTGTGTTCCTTGCCGTGCGTCTTGCCCGGCACGTTCAGCCGCCCAGTCCACAGGTTCGGGGCGACTCTCCGATGCGGAATCATATGGCATACAGCCATCGCCTCAAGGTACCCTTTCTGCCTGCCGAACCGCTCCGCAGGTTCCGGCGGCTCACCCGGCCGCGTTGTCGGCCACTCGATCCCGAGTGTGTCGATGTTGAATCGGGTGAGGGTGCGGAAGATCGACCGCAGCTTGGGCAGTTCCACTTCCCGCTTCCGAGCCGTCTCGTGGTCGAGGATGGGTATGTCCCACACTCGGACATGCTCGCCATCCACGGAGATCAGGGCGATAGCTCCGGTGAAGCCGGGGTCGATGCCGCCAAAATACCGAGGTTTCTCACTCATCGACGCCAACCATCGTGGTAGTGGTGACGGCCTTCAAACGGAACTTGCGGCAGAAAGTCGTGCCGTATGAATCGTTATAAACGATGCGGTACAGACCCGGATCGTAGTGCCGTTCCATGTGCATCTGAAAGTCGGACCACTCTTCAAACTCGCTGTGCGGGAGGTGGTAGTCCTCCCAGTAGAAGTCTCCGCGGTCGTCCTTGATCTGCCGTTGAAACAGAAAGATACGCATTTTAGTGTCCTCCATATCGTGTAGTGACCAGACCTTCCGCATCAAGTGGGAGGCGAGGAGCCCAGTCAGGAGTTTCGCTAAGGAATTCAATCGCTGTCGCAAGTGCTTCTTCCCCCCTACCCTCCGGCACCATCGCGATCAGTTCGTCGTGAACGTGATGCACTATCTCGTGCCCTGCGTGTTCCATCTTCCATATCGCCCCCCACAGTATATCCCGGCTCATGGCTTGCACCACGTTCTCTGTGAGGTGTCCGCCCCAGAAGTGGTCCCACTTCCGCTCGATGTCGTTGTACACGCGGATCGAGTCGCCCCAGTTGTCCCGTTCGATGCGGACTCGGTGATACTTCAACTCCCGCCCGTTCGGAAGTTGAATCACCACGTCACAGTCGGGGTAGCTGTAGAACTGTAGCCCGTTGAGGCGGCAAGGTTTGTTGTACTTGGCGACGTAGACGAATGCCGCCCCGATGTCATCCCAGAACTTCTTGATCTTGTCGTTCTCGGCACGGTATGTGTCGATCAGTCGCTTCGCGGTGTCCTTGTCGATTTCGCCCTTGGCGTAGGACACCGCCTTATCAGCACCCATGCCGTATCCGCCACCAAGCACGCCGACCTTGCCGATAGAGTTGCGAGCCCACTTCATGTACGCGTAGGTCTCGGCGTCCATCGTGTCGTCGGGCTTCCGGATCGGGCGACCCAGCACCTTGCTTGCGAACTCGCAGTAGATGTCAGTGGTCGGGTCATCGAAGCGTTCGAGGAGGTCGTACTGCCCGGCAATCCACGCACAGACGCGAGCCTCAATCTGTGATGCGTCGGCAATAACCAGTTCATACCCGTCCGGGGCACATAGCAACTCGCGGACTGCGTTGACCAGTTCGTGCCCACGGCTGCCGAGATTCTGAAGGTTGATCTTCTCACCGCCGGACCACCGGCCAGTGTGGGCACCCCAATACTTGAGCGGCACGGCAAGGCGGAGACCGAACACCGCGGACTGGTTGACGATTCGTTCTACCCGGTTGATATGCAACGGCCACGAGTCCTTCGCAGCCTTCGCCGCCATCAGCAGTCGTACCGCCTCGTTCTCGTGGTTGACAAGAAGTTCCCGCTCTACATCGTCCTTGGCGATAGCGAACTTCCACCCCTTCTTAGACTTCGCGGGCTTGGTGTATCGCTTGGGGTTGTCGCCCGCCTCCTCGATAGCTTTCCAAAGTGTATCCTCGAAGGCATTGCCGCCCAGTTCCTTACGGGTGAGGTCGATATCTGCACCCCACACAAGGTCAAGTAACGCCCCGCTGATCTGAGCGTCCATCTTGCATTTCAACTCCTCCGCTTTGCCGGTGTCAACCACGAGACGGGGGCGAGTGAACAACTCGATGGTGTGCTGCATGACCCGCAGTTCGGTGTGCGGGTTACTGAGTCGGGGCATCAGGATTGTGAACGCTTCCCACTCCCGCATGGCGTCGTTGAGGGCGTACTCGGCAAGGGCGGCATGTTGCTCGTCGGTCATAGCACACACGAGGCGGGGCATCTTGCTCTGATCCCGCTTCTTCGTGTGCTTGTGCCACCGGTTGCGGTGGCTGTATTCCTTGAACTCCGCGGTGTCGCCCTTGTCCGGCAGGTTGTACCGCTTGCACAGTGTCGCGAGATCATTCTTAGTACGGGTGTGCCACGCCCGAGCAAGGCCGAGCAGGTCAATGTGGTGTGTCGGGTAGATGCCGTACAGGTGGGCAAGCACGCTCATGTCGAACGCAGAGTTTTGAGCCACTACAGTAACCGAATCCCAGTTCACCCGCTCGAAGAACTCGGAAAGCTCCGAGCCGGGCAACCAGAACGTGTTGTCGAGGTAGCTATCCGAGCCCTCATCAGGATCAATGGAAGTGAAAGCAGCCCCCAGAACCTCCGACTCCGGGTGCATGATGTACTCGACCGTGGACATCTTCTTCATGCTGATCTGATCGTCGAAGTACAACTCGAAGTCGAGTACCAGCACGTCAGTCGGATACCCCGCCCGTTCCAACGCCACTTCCCACGCCGGGCGAGCCCCGATCATGGGCAACTTGTACATCTTCCGCTCGATCTCTCGGTCGATGCGGATAGCCGGGCTCACTCCATGCCGTGAGTCTCGGCGGCAGGCAGTCGGAACTGGGGGCGGGGGTTTACGCATTGCGGTGACGGTACATCCCGGTGAGCAAGAGGGCGGCGACGATGAACCACGTCAATTGCAGCGGTAGTAAGGGCCACGCCCCGGCCACGACGCAGTACGCTGACGTGATGCCGGAACCCACGAGGTTCATCAGGAGGTAGTAGAGCTTGGGCAGCTTGCTCTGCGTAGCAAACGCCACAACAATAAGGGTCGAACCAAACCAACTGAGGAAGGTCATCGTCTCTCCTTCGGGGGGCCGAGCCGGATGCGGCTGGGCTTGGCGTTCTTCAGAGCGGCTCGGCGTTCACGCTGTTCACGCTTTGCCTGCCGTTCCTGCTTTCGCTTCCGGATTTCTGCACTCCTGATTTCCATAGCCTGCCGGAAAGCGAGGCGGCGGGCTTCTCGCACCTTTTCTTCGAGGGTGCGATGATCCAAGAGTACCTCAGGTCTCTGCGATGTCAAGGCAGCATCCCGTTCTTTCTTCTCTTTCTTCTTCGGCCGTCCGCCAAGCCGCCGCTTGATCTCCCCCGGCCCAGTCATTCCCGGCACGGCCAGTTCTTGCTTCCCGTCCTTACGGACCCTACACCGGAACTTCGGGCGTCGGCAGATGATTTCACGAAGTCCGGGGACTTCGATCTCCCCCCGTAGTTCCGCCTCCCACAGTTCGAGCAGGGTTTCTGGTATGCAGAACACGCGGTTGAGGGCGACGCCGAACTCTTTTTCGTTGAGGTTGCGGCAGTTTTCAGCATTCCGCTCCGCGTCGTTATCCCTCTCGACGTGCCGAAGGTACGCCCGGTAGAGTGTGTCAAACGGGACTACAGTATCGAGGCAGTCGATGCTCATGCTGTACCCCGCCTCGCGGAGAGCCTGCTGGACTTCCCGCTCCATCGGCAACAGGGTGAACTTGTCGCCCCAATCGCCAACGTGGGCCTGTCGCAGATCGGGGCGGACAGGGTACCTTAGTCGAAACGGCCACTCTCGTTGCTTGTCCGACACTACTGTCTCCGCATCCTGTCACGAAAAGCGGCCCTGCACACCGGCACATCAAGGGCGTCAATGTACGTTGTGATGTCCGCACTACGCAGGGCCTTGAGTACAGAAGCACGGCGGAGCGGTAAAAATCCCGCGTCCACAAACTGCTGATCGTACTCTACAGACGTGGACATGGCAACGTCATTGCCACGCACAAAGTAGCGGTTTCCGGGTGGACCAAACCGATGTCGGGTTGACATTATCGGTTCCCTCCCCGACCGTCCTTATCGGTGACGCCGATCAGGAAGATGAAAAGCACAATGGCAAAGAAAGCATAGAAAGCGATGGGCATGAGTCAGTCTCCGAATCTCTTGTTCAGGAGTTTGACGGCACGCGGCTCGGTGAGCAGTCGATACCCTTCGGGGTCGCTGCCGTAGACCACAACCTCCGGCCACTGCCGGACCACGACACGGAGACGTGCGTACCACCGCTCGAAGTTGTCCTGACTCTCCTTCGTCGGCTCGTTTGCGAACCGGTACAGCCGGAGCAGGGTTCCGCCGATGTAGAAGAACAGCACCGTGTTCTTGCTGTTGACCTTGCAGTAGTGGGGGTTGATCGGGTGCGGCATCACCGAGACAGGGAACGTGCTGTCCCCGGCCGCAATCACGGATGCCGACAGGTGGGCGTGCCGCTGAAACTGCTCGATGAACGGCTTGATCCCGGTGTCCACCTTCGCCCACAAGGCACCGAGCAGGTGGTATAACCGGTTCGACAACTCGGCCGGGTCGGCGGGCTCGAACGGCCGCGGTTCCTCCTGCTTCGGCGGCTTCTCCTGCTTCGGCGGCTTCTCATCCGAACGGGAGGTCGGCGGGGTCGATGGGTTCGTACCCTTCGGGGAGGGCGGGCCGTCGTCCTTGTTCTTCGTGGAGTCGGGCGATGTGTCTTTCGAGTTTCTCGGCGGGAGTTTGGAGCTTGCCATCGTAAGTTTCCTTGGGGTTCTCTCGCTCGAAGCATTCAACGATCAGCTTGAGCAGTGGTTTGATCTCGTCCATGCACATCATGCCGGGTAGCTTCTGTGCAAACGTCACGCCCACGGCGTACAGAACGTTCAGGGGCGTCGGTTGGTTTCGCTTGTCGGCATCCGGGTGGTCCTTCGGGTACCAGTACAGCGGCTCGAAGGGGTCGGCCTGATCTTCCGGCCCGGACTCCGGCAATCGCTCCTTGATCTCCGCCGCTCGTGACTTCTTGAGCGACGGAACCTTAGGGAGCGACGGCGGCGGTGGCACCGCTCGCTTGATCGACGGGGGCGGAGGCGGTGTCTGTGTCTCGCCCGATGGAGCCGGGCATCCGTTCGCCGTTGCCGCTTCCGCCCACTCAGTCCACGCCTCAACGCAGGCTTTCTTCGTCTTGTACGGTGCATCCACGTTGGTCTCGTGGGCACCGGGGCAAGAGTCCTCGATCTGCCAACCACCGGCAAGATCGTTATTCCACAGCCTCGCCTGCACCGTACGGGCCTCGCCGTGGTACGTCAAGGTGTAGCTGCCTGCCTCGTTGCGTGTACTCTTGAGTCGCTTAGCCATTGGGCAATCCCCACTCCCCACTAGAGTGTGTGCCGCATATCCCGCTAGTAAAGGGGTCGTACACGGCGGACTTCTTCACACATCCGCAACGTCGGCAAGATTTCAGGGTGTGCTGTAGCCCGCCCATCGTCCATGTCTCATAGGAGAAGTCGTCATGCGGGCACTGGTCGGGGCTCATGTTCTTCGGGACCAGAGCCATATTATCCGGGACCACCGTGTATGCTCCGATCCCGACGATCCCCACGCCCGCCAGCAGTTCAACATTGAAGGTTTGCATCATCTATCTCCGGTCAGAGTGAGGGAGCCGGGGGTTGCTTGACGCGGGCTGGCACGCGGCCCCCCGACTTACACTGCTCAAGCCCCGGCCCCAATCACTTCTTCCACGGTTCCCACGTCGCTTCGTTGTCCGGGTCTACCGGCCGCAGCTTCATGGATGGGGGTCTCTTGTTGCAGGAGTGGCAGACCTTTTCCCCGCCGCGGAAATGCCACTGCCCTGTCCAGCCAAGCCGAGTCAGATGTTCGACGATGCGTTCGTCGTTGACTTCGCCGCTTCCATGCCCACTCACGAGCCGGAGCCGCGTAGCGTAGAGTTTGCCGCACTCGGTACACCTGACGTGCAGAGTCTCAAGTCGGCCTTTCTGTTTCGCCTTAGCTGTCATCGTAGTCGTCCGGGTCCGATCCGACGAAATCATACCAGTCGTCATCGTAGGCGGCGAGGGCATCGTCGAAGCGGTCCCAGAAGTCGTCGTCATTGTCACCCTCGTCCGGATCAGGCGGGTCGTACCAACCGGGCTCCAGTTCCTCCGGGTGGAGCAGGAACGCATCGAGGTCCACGCTGTCCTCCCGCTCGTAGTCATCAAGGTCGTTGTGTTTCATGGTAGTTCTCACTGTGTCATCTTCCTCCAGTGTACCGCCATTTCGTCGCTTGTCAAGGAACTCCCGCACGGTTTTTTCGATACGGTGTCGGGCTTGCGACCGCATACCCTCCGATTCGAGGTCCACTTCGTTGACCCGATCCGCCAGCCGTTTCTCAAGCTGACGCCGTGACCGCCGCTCTTTCTCGCGAGTCAGCCGCTTGATCTCCCGGCAGTGTGGGGGCCATCCATACCAGCGGCGGCTCCCCATATCCTTGCACTGGTTCGCCAGTCTACTCGCTCGCTCACCATGGGGCATCGGTCATTCTCCGTGAAACCTTCGGAACGCGGCTTCTTCACAGTAGCGGTGCTGCTGTGCTGTCAGCTTCCGCCGTGGGTTGAACTTGACCTTGTGCCTTTGAAAGCACAACTTGAGCAGCTTGTGGGCATCCTCGCCCATCTCGTGTCGGACCAGTTCGAGGTAGGTCCGTGCCCAGTACCGACCGTGCTTGCCGCCGGTCTCATGGGGCGTACAGATGTGGGCCAGTTCATGTAGGATGAGCCACCGCTTGCGGGACCAGCGAGGCAGCTTGATCCACCGCTGACCGCGATTGGCGGCGGCGGTCCGGTAGCGTGCCCGCCCATCCTTGACCTGCACCTTGAACCGGGTGTGCGGCCATCGACGGCGGAACCACGCCGATGCCATCAGCTTGTCGATGTAGGCTTGGATCTCGGGCACGCTGTCGAACGTGTCGTTGTCCGCTTCCGTACCGTACCACGCGGTTCGTTCCGCAGCGTAGGCTTTGCTCCGCTGCCAGTCGATCTCTTTGAACCAGAGCCGGTGCTTGTTGTTTACCCACTGACGTAACGGGAGTTCGTACCAAGGGGTCGTCATCGTGATTGCTCCTATCTATCAGGTGAAACCGGGAGCCGAGCCGTCAAGCCCGGCCCCGATATGGAGAAAGCACGTTCTGTTAGTAGGTCTCGACCGGGCGGGAGGCGTTCGCCACGGCTGCCCGCAGGGCGTCCGGTCCTTCGCACTCGATCTGCCGCACGTTGGGGCAGATGGTCGCCAGTGCCCCGCGTACCGCCCCGAGGTGGTGGCTCGTGGTCATGCTGTACTTGCCGACGTTGACGAAAACGCGGGGCAGGTTCGACGGCGAGGAGCCGGGGACCACCGTAGCCAACGGCCAGTGCGAGCCGTAGCTGTAGATCGTGTCGCCGATGTAGTAGAGGGTTCCGTTGTTATTGGTTCCGTGGTCGTCGTTGAACGCACGCCCAGCGGCGATACGCTCCGCCCATTCGTGGGCGATGTCCTTGTTTGTTCGCTTGCTCATTGTGCTTGCTCCTGATAAGTGGGTCAGCGACGGGGAGTTCCGGACCGCCCGGAGTTCTCCCCGCCCTGCCCGTGCATCTTCAATATACACTACAGACAGGGCGTGTCAAGTTCTTTTTCGAGAAACCCGACCCCGCCGTTATCGGGCGGAGCCGGGCGATAGAAAGGAGGTTCGGTTATTCGGACTTGGCAAGTTCTCGGACCAGCCCCACGAGTTCATGGAACGTCATCGCGTCCGAACTGTAGAAATCCTGCATCATGTCGGCGAGGGCGTGCATCGTGTCAGCATCCTGAACCGGATCGCACGCCATGTACAGCCAGTGAAGGACGTGCCCGGCTGCCTTGAGCCCCCGGTCGAACATCATATCGGACGCTACATCAATGGCGGGCCAGTCCGTCGCCTCATCGCGGAGCAGGAACCGGCGGCCCCACTCCTGCACCGCCGGGTTGTCGTTGGTGAGAAGAATCCGGGCAGATCCAATACGCAGCAGGGCATTGAATAGGAGGGGTGAGCGTTCACGTTCCAGTCTCTTCAGTTCGCGGTAGAAGTGGGGCCGCAGATCGGCTTTCGCAGTCATTGTGCTTGCTCCTATAACAGGGTGAGATAGGCGAGGATCGTTAGTAGAACGTGGCGGCGGGTCACGATGCGTTGATCCGCTCTAGTAGGTCGATCTGCTCGTAGATCCGGTCGCGGATTTCGTCCGGCTTGTCAAGTGCGTTCGCCATGTTTACGAGTGCTTGCACCACTTCAGCCACGGTCACGGTGCCGGGCCCGTCATGCCGTAGGGACTCTTCCACAAGCTCTGACGGCCATTCCTGCGGCATCCAAAGGATTGTCGCGGAGCGGTCATAGGTTTCGCCGTCGCTCAGTACCACGATAGGGTCGTTGTGCTTGTCGCTCATCGTTGCTTTCTCCTTTCTCCCTCCCAGCATACACCACGCCGGGAGGGAGTCAAGCGGATTCTTCAGTCTTTCGCCATCGGCGTGAACTCGACGGACCGCTCAGCGGTCTGATAACAGTGGCGG